ACATACGGTGCGTAAACGTACCCTGTATCTAACAATGAAGAACCTTTGTGACCCAACAAGATTGTGTTTGGTGGGAAGTAAGGGTCTCTATACACTTGGTAACGACCAGCTAATGTACCAACTCTTTCAATACCCATGTTGTACTGATCTTGCTCAGGAGATGCGTTAGATACGTGGAAGTATTCTAAGTCATCAAATATTGCAGAAATCTCAGAAGATACAACAATCCAGTTAGCTCCACCTCTTAAAGTAGATTTGTGGATTTGTGCTGAAATTTGGTTGATTGCTGTAATCAAAGTTTGATTCCAATCTTTTTGAGTGTACTGTGTTAATGGGTTAGATGCAGTACCTCTTTTCCATCCGTTGTAATCCCAACGTAATGTCCAAGCCGCACCTTTACGTAAGTCACGTAAAATTTCACGGTCAATTTCTGCGGCAACTTGCTCAGATAATAAAGCCGTTAATTCAGCTTCAGCATCGATGTTATGGAATGCAGAAACGTCTTGTGCCAATTCAGGAGACCATTGTGCTCTTAGTTTTCTTTCAGTTACAGAAACAGTTACTGATTCTAAATCAAAAGAAACCTCACCAATTTTGTCTTCAAACTCCAAGTTTTTGTATGTTCTGTAACTACATCTGAATGCAGATCCTGCGGTCGCTAAACCTGTAATAGGTAAAGTAAATCCTGTATAACCATCAAGACTATTTGCTCCAATAGATGCTGGTGTTTGTAAGTCAACTTCTAAGTAAATAATACCGTTTGCAGAACAAATATCATCATATGCTCCACCATTACCTGTTGAAGACCATGTAGTTGAGGTTTGTGTTCCGTATTGAACTATTCCTTTTCCATATTTTTGAGTAACTACTCTGAAAAGTAATTCATTAGCACCTAAACCAGAGAAACCGTTAGTACCTGCCTGTGTTGCAAATACTTTTAAATCGGAAAGGAATGCTTCGTTATCCATTTCTTGACCATCAGGTCCGATAAGTTTTCCAGCACCTGCGTTAGAAAAACCTGACAAACCAATAAGTACTTTTCTGTATTCTTGATTAGCACCATAACCAGAAGAAACTAATTGACCTGCCGACCAAACAACTGTACCAACATTAGTTGAAGTATTCGCAGTATATGCACCTTTGGAGTAATCAAATAAACCAGCCGGATCTAATCCTGGTTCATTTCCTTCGTAAAATCTATCATAAAGGTTTTTGTCGTTTGCTCCGTAAGCCGCTTGTGCAGCTGTATATGTAGGACCATCATCTGCACCAATTGGACCAAAGTGTGCAATTTCATTTGTTCCAGGTGTTTGATATCCTTGGATTTTAGGAATAAAGTAGAACAATTTACCGATAGGTAAGTTCATTGCTTGTACAGATACTAAATCATTAGCCAACAATTTAGAGAATACACGTCTAACGATAGGAAATACTACAGTTTCAAATGAACCTGAACTATCCGTTGCTGACGCTTCGTTAATAAGGTGAGACGCTTGGTTTTCATATAATTGTGCCATGTTCTCTTTAACGTGACCTTTAAGTCCGTCTAGGAATCCTAATCTATCCCATTTGTTAATTGTATCTTCTTTGATAACTTTAAGGTGTTTTAACCCGATGTTACCAACAAGACCTGATTCTAATAATGCTCCCATTTTTTTATTTTTAAATTGAGTTTATTTTTATTTTATGTATATAAATATACAGTTTTTTAAAAAAGTTTATTTTTATTTAATTTTTGTCATCAAATCCTTCATTCTCAAGAATTGAGGATTCTCATACGTTTTACTTTCAATCAAATTAGTTGCTGAACCATTTTGTGGTATTTTTGTAACTTTTCTTTCAATAGATTCTTTTACAACATTACCTTTTTGGTTATTAGTATCTAATTCATTTTTAATTGTTTTATAAAGATTTTTAGATTCTTTCAAAGTTTCTACGTTGTCAAATCTTCTTAGAATATTAATCTTTTCTTGTTTTGTAGTTGAATGTTCAGTGAATAATCTTGTTGAATATGCCAAATTTGAATTAAATACTGCTACTTCATTAAGTTTGTTTCTGAAGAAATCTAAAGCTTTTTTATACTCTTCATTTTTTTCTCTTAAAAGTTTTATTTCATTCAATTTTGACTCAGAAACTTGTCTAGGTGCAGTCACCCTACCTCTTTCAGCCCTTCTTCTATATGTCATAGTTCTAGCGGCTTCAGTGGTTTCCATTTCGTCTTCATCACTTTCAACAAACTCATCCTCTTCTTCTTCATTCCATTCAGAAAATTCTTCATCTTCGTCTGAAGTTTCAGATACACCTTTTCTAAGTTTTTTAGGATATGAAAATTTCATTTTTCCAACTTTTCCTTTTGCTTTGAATGCTTCGTTAACTTCATCCTCGTCATCTTCGTCTTCTTCTTCGTCCAAGTCTTCCATTTCGTCCAAGTCTTCCATTTCGTCCAAGTCTTCCATTTCGTCCAAGTCTTCCATTTCGTCCAAGTCTTCCATTTCGTCCAAGTCTTCCATTTCGTCCATTTCTAATTCGTAAATAGTTTCATCAGACTCTTCTTCATTTTCGTTATACTCAGAAACGTAATCATCCATTTCATACATTTCATCCATGTCATACATTTCATCCATGTCCTCCATATCAACATCAGTGTCCATGTCCTCCATATCAAAATCTCTAGACGATCTTCTACGTGAAGGTCTTCCTTCATTTTCATCATCTCTGAATTGTAACTCATACAAAACTCTTTCGTTTAAGTTTGATTTCATGTTTCTTCTTTTTCTTGCCTCAGTTTGGATTAAATAATCCTTATTTGTTTCATTGTCTGAAAGATGTAAAAAATTACCATCTTTTTTAACAATAATACCATCTTCATCACCCATAGCTTTAAAAACTTTTAAAACTTCTTCAGGAGACGCTTGTGTCATATCTAACGGAGGCATTTCATTATCATCCATAGACATAGCTTCAATGTCGTCAGATTCTTCTGCGTCTTCCATGTCTTCCATGTCTTCTTCAGAATCTTCAACATCCATGTCAATAGACTCTTCTTCGTCACCCATTTCATCAGATGCCTCAACATCCATGTCTACCTCTTCTTCATCAGAAACTGGTACTTCTTCTTGTTCTCTAAGTGACCTTTTTTTTCTTTTTGAATCATTTAACGATTCCTTAACTAATTCACTGATTTCTTCCTTCATAGTTGAAGCAAGTATTCCTTTTGCGTTTTCACTGATAGCTTCTTCGACTGCTTTAATTTTTAATAAAGTGTCTTCTACTATCGATTTTGTTTGCATACTCATTATTTTAAATAGTATTTTGCTCGTTTATTTATCAAATAAATATATGCATTTACAAAAAAATTGTTTTTTATCAAAAAAAAAAGGGAGACAAAAATGTCTCCCCTTTAAAATTACTGTGATTAAATCTTTTATTTATTCAATAACCTCATCAATTTTACTTTCTACAATTGCTGTAATTCTCCAATCCATAGTGTAGGCTTCGTAAGCTTTAGTAACCTTCGCCTCAACGTCAGTTGGGGAAAATGCCTTTACTAATTTTTCTTCTTTAATTTTTTTTACTTTACCTGTGTTTTCGTCAACCATATCGGTTGTTACTCTAGCAACAAAATACTTTTCATCCATAACTTTATTTTTTATTTATCTAAATAATCAGATAATCTTTTCATTAAGTCAACAGATTTATCTAAAGGATTTGTTGAAATTTCAATATTTTCATGTTCTGTAAGTTTTTCCTCATACTTTGGTCTATCCTCTTTGTTCAAGTAAAGGTAAGCTCCTGGTGTTGATGGTGATGAAACTAAATCAAAACATATTAATTCAAAATCGTCTTGTACTTCATTTTGTTCTCCTTTTTTAACCAATGATCCAACACCTCTTGAAGAAACACCCATAGTAACCCCTTGTCTCATCATATTTGCAGCCACGTCCCCTTTTGATGAAACAACCCCACTTTCATGAAATCCAGGGGTTGTAAGTAATTTAACCTTACCAACTAACACATTGTCTTCCCACCAAATATCGGTTATTAAATGAGCCACTCTATCTAAATCAATAAGAGACGATTCAGGGTGATTTAATTCTGAAATTGACATACCTCTTTCTATCATTTCCTTATATCTTTCCGCTTCTCTTTTTAATATTTTTTCAGGGTAAATTCTTCCGTTTCTATTTGGTACTCCATATTTTTGTAAAGTAGCATAAAACTCAAATGGTTTAGAATGGTCTAATTGACCGTAAGATTCTTTTATAACTTTACTGTTTCTATATTCTTTTGGATTGATTGTTCCAGCATCCCATTCTACTAATATGCCCTTCCCTATATCACTTGGTCCTAATATTTTCATAATCTTTTTTATGATAAATATTATATTAATATGGTTTCTTTATTTTTTGTTTTACTTAATGTAAAATACTTTGATTTTTTTAAATCATCAAAATAAACTGAGGTTATAATATTTTTAATTTTAGATCTTAAAATTAATGATTTAAAATCAATAGTTTTATCGTGTACAAATAACGTAATTTCTAAATTTAAAAAACTTTTTTTATCTTTTTGTATCCCACTTGTCCTTAAATCTAAATCAACTATTTGTTTTCTTTCAAACGTATGTAAATCAACAATTTCTAATAAAGTGTGTAATATTTGACGTTTTATGGTTCCAATAATTTTATTCCAATTGTCATATTCGTTTAATGGCTCAATCCAAGTTTGTAAAACTAAATAGATTGATTTTAATTCTTTTGAGTCGACGGTACCATAGTAACATTTTGCATCATCAAAAACATTTAATTTTGATGTTTTTCCTTTTTTCATTTTTCATAACTTTCAAGTTTATTTTTTACAATAATATTAAAAAAATACTCAGTTGTCAAAAATTAAAAAATATCTTACTATTTATATTATAAAACCAAAAAATTTATGATTATAGTACAGGTAAAAAATGAAAAGTCTATTGAGCAAGCCTTAAAAACATATAAGTTTAAAATTTATAAAACAAAACAAATACAAAAATTACAAGAAAGAAAAGAATATAAAAAACCCTCCGTAAAACGAAGGGCTCAAATTCAAAAAGCTAAATACAAACAAAAGAATCAATTAGATTCTTGAGATTCTTCTTCTTTTTTCTCTTCTGATTTTTTTCCAAAAATCTTTTCAGTTGATGTAAGACCTAAACAACCGAATGCTAGCATTGCTACTGCATTTACTAAAGTGTCAGATGGTCTGATGTCACCGTGAGAATAGCTATTTACATATAAGGTAACACAAAGAGATACACCACACAAGATTCCTACAAATCTTTTTGATGATGCATTACCTTGATTGTCCATAAACAATCTCCCAATTCCACTAAAAAATTTTTTCATAGTCCCAAACTTAATTTTTTTAGTTTATAATAGTCATAATAGTTACACTTTGCATCCATTATTTTTTCTATTGTCTTATTGATTGTACCGTCAATATCTTTTTCTGCCGATTCATTTAATGTATTTTTTAAATTACCTATTACATTTTCTTTTAAAGTTAAAAATTCTTTTTTCATATCATCAAAATTTAATGACAATACATTTTCTAATTCTTTTTTTTCAGATTCATTAAGGCTTGATAACTCGTTTTTAAGGTTTTCATTTGCAATCTTAATTACTGAAGATAATGGTAATTCTATAGATTCTGTAATTTTACTTTTATTGTTTTCAGAAATTAAAGTGTTTTTTATTTTACTTTTAGACTCTAATACCGACTCTAAATTCCTTATGTTGTTATTATATATAACATTATCAATGTCGGTATAATTATTAATATTAGATTTATTCCAAGAGTTTATCCATTGATTTAAATAATCAATATTTTTGTTTTGACTTTCTATTAATACTTGAGAATATTCTATTGATTCATTAATATAATCATTAGCCAAGTCCTGTGGCAATTCTTTATTACTTGATAGATCATCATAAATGTAATAAAGTTCAGACATATCTTTATTATTTAATACCAAACTTTTAAATTCAAAAATAAATCTTTTGAAATTTGGTTTTTTTGCCAATTCAACAGCAGTGTTTTCTATTTTTGTTTTAATTTTACCAAAAGTGCTCATATAATTTTATTTATAAATATCACTTATCAATTAAATCTTTCAGTTTGTTGTTAATTTCTACCAAAGAGTTTCTCCCTTTTGATAAATCCATATAATCAATACCATTAAAAAGAGTTTCTTCAACAATTAAATTTAAGTCATCTTTTTTGAACCTTTCGGGTACTGTTGGTTCAGAGCCACCTGCCGGTTCAGAACCACCTTCCGGTGAGGTTGATCCTAAATCCATACCACCGCCTAAGTCAGGTGAACTGCCCGTATCTGTAGCCCCTCCGGTATCCGCAGCACCTGCATCAGCACCACCACCCATAGTAAATGTAGCACCACTTTTAGGTTTATATAAATTGTCAATATTGTCAAATAGACCTGTTTTAGAAATAACCTCAGCGGTTTTAGCTAACTCACCAGCAACCGCCCTTTCAATTCTTTGTTGTTGTAAATCTAATCTTATTTCTTCATCAGAGAAACCTAAAATATGTTTTTTAGCCCACGAAGCAGAAACAGGTGCAACAGAATTAGGTATTTCTGCAACAGCATCTTTATATAATGTAATTTTTTCTTTCCAAACCTCAACACCCAATAAATCAGCCTGTTTAGAAGGGTTATTTAACCCTAATGTGAAATTGGTTAACTCATCTTCAAACCCTAAAAGAAATAAATGTATTATTGCAATTTTATTTAGTTCGGCAATCATAGATTTTTGTATTCTATTAATTGTTCTTGCAAATCTAATATCAAGTAAAGATAAATTTTTACCATCACCAACGGCCTCTTCAAATCCTAAATATGCTTTTGGTATTCTCAATGAAGTTACTAATTTTTTTTGAATATACTCAATGTCGGCAATTTCAGCTAAATTAGCGGCTCCCGCCAAAGTTTCTATAGGCATTGCCGCAGCAGAATCTCTTACAGGTATAAAGTAATCTTGATCTACCGCCAATTGATTATATCTCATATCTACATTTCCTGTTTGTGGGTCTGCAATTTGGTCTCTTTTAAATTTAGATGCAACCTTTTGTACATAAGCATCAACATCTTTGTCATCCATGTTTCCTACAAATACCTTAAATACTCTTCTTTCAGGTGCTCTAGATACTCTATAAATCAACATCGCATCCTCACATAATAGTAATTGTTTCCATATACGTCTTGCCTTTTCTAACATAGAAGTACCGTATGGTAATTTTCTATCATCACCTAAAATTCTGAAATGCCCAATTTCCCATGTGTTAAATTCCATGTTTTTTTCTTTCCATGTGAATTTTAAAGATTCGTTTTCGGTTTCTTTACCATACGTAGAAGAGTTTATTTTCATACCTCTTTCTAACCTTTCTACTTGTATGTTAGGTAATTGTTGACACCCAACAATACCTCTTTCAGGATCAAGTTTTAAATAAACAAAATTATCACCATACTTACAAGTATTTCTTGTCCACATTGGTAGATTGGTGTTAATATCCAATCTGTTATTAAATAGGTCCGCTAATACGGTTTTTATTCTTTTAGACTCAGAATATATTTTTAAGATATAACCATCTTTATCTGGAGTTGTTGACTCTTCCGAATATATGTCTAATGCCGCTGAAATCTCAGGAGTATATTCCATAGATTCATAATCATAATAAGACGCTATTCTTGTTGGTTCATAATAAACCGCTTGTTGGTATAAATTACTTTCAACTTTTTGCCATTGTTTACCAATAAACATACTTTGTTGTGCTTGTAATTTTTCATTTTCATATTCTTTTTTATCTGTGGTTTTTAATAATTCTTTTTTGTCAAATTTAAAAACCGGAGCTTGTTGGTCTAATGTTGAATTGGGTCCAAACACTCTGCCCAACCTTTGCCAAACTGTATATTTTTGTTCTGCCATAGTTACTTTTTTAAAAAAATAAGATCAGAGATTAAAAATTAAACTCTTTTACCTCCGAATAACCATAAATACTTTTCATAATCACTTTGTGTCAAAGTGTTTCTATTCATATTCATTCTATCTGAAGGGTTTACAGGTACACCAGGATTAAAATTCATTGATGAATCTCTATATTGTGTTTTTTCTGTTGACCATGATTCTAACATCGCCTTTGCTTGTTCAGTTGCTTTTTCTAATTTAGAAAATGAAGTTTCAGCAACATATAACGCCATGGCCATTGACATAATTAAATCATCATGTTGTCCTTTTTGGTGATCTGGTCTACCATTTACATAAACAAATGTGTTTAATTCATTATATAATCTTTGGGATCTAACGCCAAAATTGTGTCTTAAAGACTCCTCAAAAGACGCAACTATTTGAACTCTTTTTGAGTTAAAATTAATACCCGGTATTTTATCTTGTGATTTTGGATCCCATTTCCATTTATCCGCTGGGTTCACTCCATCAACATATAAATTTTTATATCCTAATTCTTGAAGTTTTCTTGATGTTGCAACACCCATACCACCAGTAATATCGGTCACAATAAATGCATTATACATTGTTGCCCATTTGTAGGCAATTTCTGCAACAACATCAGGTGGTACTTTTGCAATATATTCTAACACTTGTTCTCTTTCATCAAAATCAATAATAGTAAATGTTGTAAAATCCTCACTATCACCTCTTGAAACGTCCATACCCATAATATATTTATGTCCCGCAACAGGTTCTTTCCATTGCCATAAAACACCCCCCATAAATTTATTTTCGGGTTCTTTAATATGATTATCTTTAATTGATTTCATGGTTTCGGGTGGTATTACATTATCCCCCGAACCTAAAAAGTTACATTCAAGCTCCTGTGATATTTTTCTTCTATCAAATTTTAGTTTTTTAGCCATGGCCTCAAACCAAGAACTGTAGGCCTTATATCCATCATTTTCTATTTTTTGTTTTATTTCTTCAAAATTTCTATCACTGACTTTAATATTACCGTAATCAACTGTAATTTCATCATCTTTATAGTCAGCTCTATTTAACATGTAATGTACAATATCATTACATTTAATTAATTTTAAATCTTTAGAATACCTAGGATCTCTAAACCAATACATTTCAGTAATCCTAAAGTCATTCATTCCTTTAACTGCCTGACTGTATATAGAATAATAAATTGGGTCAAATCCATTTGGTGTTGAAATAACAATTACTTTACCTCCTGTTGAAAGGGACGCCATACAAGCAGACCAAAAGTCTTCATCCGCATTAATGTAAGCGGCCTCATCGAAAATAAGAATTGTAGGAGTATAACCACGTAAGGCATCTTTTGATGTTGCGACCGCCTTAACTTCACAACCATTAGTTAATTTAAAATGTCTTTGTGAATTCTTTTCAACAGAAAACCCAACACCCATCCATTTTGGCCATTGGTCAACAAATGATCTAACTTTATTTGCCATCTCAACGGCAGTATCCATTTTGTTTGCAATAATTAGAATTTTTTCAGGTTTTTCTTTTTTTGCGAATACCAATCTTTTTGATGCCCATGCTGACGTTACGGTTGATACACCAGCCTGACGGTATTTTAACGCAATATTTTCATCACACTCGTCGTAGTCCCTCACCAATGTAACTTGATCATTAAATAGTTCTAACGGAACATATTTTGATTGTGTGTTGTCGTATGTTTGAAGATATGATTTAAGGGCATAGGGTGTATTATTTATACACTTTGCATATTCTAATAACGCTTGTTCTCTTGTTAACGACATTCATTATTTTTATTTTTTATTTAAAATTTTCAAAACATCTTTTTTAGATACTTCATTATAAATGTGTTTTCCAATTATATTCATAATGTTTTCTTCAATTTTTTTAATATCACTTTCTTCCGTTTCTTTTGTTTTTGGTAATCCTTTGTGTTTTGTTTTTGCAAAATCCTTTAAATCTTTTTCTGACATTTTTTTAGCCATGTCTTGAACCTTTTTAGAAACTTTTGTTTTTGGGGTATCTCCTCTTTTAACCGATAGAGCCAATCCCATTATTTTTTGTTGTTGTTTTGAAACCGCCTTTTCGGTCATTTCTCCTTCTGTTTGTGTGAGAACCGTTTTACCCGCATCGTTAGTAACAGAATAGTTACCTGAAACTGTTGTTTTTGATCCAACAGGTAACTCAATTTGTTTTACTGTTTTATTAGTGACTTTAGGTGCTGGTTGTTCTTTCATTTCTTTACTTTTAACTTTTTCGTAAAGAACGGTAATTTGTTGTTTAGACATTTTTTCTAATGTTTTCATAGAAAAACCTTCATGAAGAAGTGTCACAATTTTAGGATTCATATGATTCATCTTTTACTAAATTTTTTTCCCATTTTAATACGACATCTCTTTCGTATAATTTATTTTCAACCAAGTCTACACTTTCACCGTAACTAAAAACTAAACGTTTTCTTTTATGTATAAGGATTTCATCACTATCAGATTTTTCCCAAGCCAAAGAAATAACACCATCAATAGCATCATAAACACCAAAAAAATCAGAGTTTTGTATTAAATTTAATTCAATATCAGAGTTTTTTAAAACACCAACTTTTTTTACATAATTAATATCTGGAGGTGACGGTTTACCCGATGCCGGCTCAGCATCCCACTCATCTCCCCAAACATCATCCAAATCAGAAAATATAAATTCATATATATTATCTCCTTTGTAGTTTGGTCCTAATTCATTAATATAAACTAAAGTCATATAATTCTACCTTGTTGAGTTACTTTAATTTGTTTGCCGTTTTTTACAAAAACTAAATTTTCTTTATTTGTTTTACCAATAAATTTAACATTATCCGATTCAAACAATCTAAGAGCAGCATTTCTTTGTTTTATATTCTCACTTAATTTTGTGATTTCTTTTTTTATTTCAATCATTTTTATTTTTTCTTTTAAAAAGTCTTTTTTCTTTTTTTGTTCTAAAATCGGTTTTTCTTGATCTTTAATAATAAAGTATTTTGATAATATGTTTTCAACCGATTCTGCCATTGGCGGTGCGGCTAGATCTTCAGTACCTTCTTCCGAACCTTCTCCACCTAATAATTCGTCAGATCCCCCTTCAGTGTCTGTCGGCATTTCTTCACCACCCATAGGTTCTTCCATTTCACCACCTTTTAAGTCTAAGTCACCCTCTCCTGAGTCATAATCATCATATTGCTCAAGTTTGTCAAAAATATCATCTCTATCATCATCATCTAAACTTTTTACATTTATTGCCGATATAAGAGAATTTAAAACATATTTTTTATCTTGAGAGTCCATTCCTTTTTCTTTTTCGTACTCTCTAACTTTTTGACTTAATCTACCTGTAAGTTTTTGTATTGCTTTTAAACTAACTTTTGATTCACCACCACCTTCAGTTTCTAAATCATCTTCCATCCCCATATCTTCTTCACCCTCTGCCGGTGGCATTCCCATATCTTCTCCTTCCGCTCCTGGTTCTGTAGGTTCAGCTGGCATTCCCATATCTTCTCCTTCCGCTCCTGGTTCTGCAGGTGGTTCAGCTTCAGGTCCTGTTGGTGCTTCCATTCCAGGTTCTGCGGGTGGCATAGCCATATCTTCTCCTTCAGTACCGGGTTCAGTAGGCATTGCGGCAGGAGGTGCTGCTGTTGGTTCAGCAGGTGGGGTTGCGGGTTCCGCAGGAGGTGCTGTTGGTTCAGCAGGTGCTGTACCAGTTGCTTGTTTTTTAGTCTTTAATACGAATTTTTTTTTTCCTTCAGGTTGTTCCCCTAATAATGATATACCTTCGTAATTTTCGTATAATCTATTTGTTTCTGCAGCAACTAAATTTAATTTTTTCATTGCTTCTGAATATGAACGATAGTACTTTCTTTGTCTAATGTTATCAACATAATCTAAATCACTTTCATTCAAACCCTTTTTTATAATGTATCCAGATTTTTCTAAAACAATACCATATACATAACCATCAGCTAGTTGTTTTGAATATGTGTTAGTCTTACTTTCTGTTATTGTATTGTTCTTTGGAGTTTCTTTGTAAGTTGCAATTTCAATCATTCTTTTAATTTTGTCAACTCCTTCAAGTTTTTCACTACCAAGTGGTCTTAAATCTCCCATGTTATTTTTTTTAATTGTTTAATAGTTATTCAAAAATAAATTTTGAAATTATTTTTATATATAAATATATGTTGTATCGGTAAATTTTTGTCTATTCTAAATTTTGTTGTTCTAAAGATAATTTTTTGTCTGTTATTTTATTTTTAAAATTTTCTAATTTAGAAATATACCCATTCCTTCTTAAAAATTTAAACACTAAATTTTCGTAGGAATACTCACCTTCTTTTGATAATCCACAAACTCTATATTTTCTTAATTTATCTTTATATTTAGAAACTAAAAGTATCGCATCTTCTAAATCCTCATCTGTTGCGTTTTCTAAAACACCATCAATAATGTCCATCCATTGTTGAGCCTTTTCTTTTAGTTTTTTTGTATCAACTTCAAAATTTTCTTTAATGGGTTTTCTTATCCATTTATTTTTCATAATTGAAAATGACCCCATACTTTTTTCCTTTTCTGAAATGTCCTGAACAAAAAATTCAGTTTCAAATCCTTTTATTCTAATATCATGAGCGGCATTAAAAATTGTTTTTTTTAGATAAAACAATTCGCTGTATAGTTCTTTATTTTCCCCTGACTCATCAAAATCAAAAATAATATGAACGTCAAAATCTGAAAAATCACTCCAATTATACCCCACAAGTGAACCTATAAAAATTATGTCGTGGACAAAAAAATCAACATCCAAGTAATCTACAAAAATTTCGGCAGCTTTTAGTAAACGTTTTCTTATTTCTGGTTTTAATTCATAATCCCCATTTTTTTCTTTTGTCCAAACGGCAGGATTTAATTCATCTTGAAGGTAGAAACTATTTATAATTTTTTTTTCACTGCTCATTTTACAATTTTTTGTACTGATATTTTTTTGAAATTTCTGTGTTGAAAAATTTTCCTTGTGATTCTGATAATCTAAATTGTGAATAAACACTGTGTGGGACGTTGTCATATTCATATTTTGCCCCATTTTTAAATTCAGTAACTAATTTTTTAGTTTCTAAATCATATTCTGTTTTTACTAAGTTAGAGGATTCAACTTCACAAACTATTTTAGTTCCCGTTATAGATGTTGTTTTAATTGCCATTTTTTAAAAAGTTTTTTTATATAAATAGCTTAGATTAAAAAAAAGTACATATATTTGTATTGAACAAATCTTTTAATCATGTATAAATTATTTTCATTAGTATTTTTATTTAATTTTTTAGTTTCTTTTTCTCAAGAAAACATAAATGATCAATATTGGATAAACAAAAGTAAAGAAGCCTACAATAAAATAGACTACGATAGTGTAAGTTTAGAAGTTGTAAAATTAATAAACAATTACAGAAAGTCTCAGGGGTTAAATGAACTTACAATCTCAAACGAACTTGTAGATTATTCTAAAAATTGGGCAAAACTTTCAGTTACAGGTCAAGTAACAGGTCATTCAGAAATAGAAAAGTATGGGTATTTGTGTGAAAACATAAATACAATCAATTCAGTCGGGGTACCTAATTACACCTTAGAGGACCTACAAAAAACACCAAGTAAAATTTTCAATAGCTGGGTAAAATCTAAATACCACAATATAAATCTTTTAAATCCAAATGCCAAAGAAATCGGTTTATCTACTGTTACTACTTTTGATCAGTCATATAAACTAAAATGTGTTATGGTTTTAAAATAAAAATAATTTGTTAAGTCAAAAAAATAATCTATCTTTGTAATGTATATTAATTAAAAAAATAATCCTATGAAAAATTTATTGTTTATTATTTTATCAGTTTGTTCATTTAATATTATTGCACAAACATCAGAATTAAACCATAAAGATCAGATGGTTGAGTTAATCAATCAACAAAATGTAAAAGTTTTAAATTCATATAACACCGATAGTTCGTCTATTGAGACCATTAAATTAATCAATAGATATAGAAAATTAAATGGATTAAATGAGTTATCTATTGATTCTTCTTTAATGGGTTACGCTAAAGGATATGCTGAGGGTTTATCCATATCAAATAGATTAAATCACTCCGATATTAGTTCATCAAATATAATTGCCGAAAATTTATACATGGAAACTGGGTTTGGTATGTTTTTATTAACATACGACCAACTTAGTAAATTACCCTCAAACGCAGTTTATACATGGAAAAATTCGGATGGGCATAATAAAAATATGTTAACAAAAAATGTAACAAATATAGGTGTAGGTACTTACATCAAAAAAAATAGTGGTTATTGTATTAACATAGTAATGGTGGTTTTTTAACCACCATTTTACTTACCATACAGGGCAATTTATTTTTCTTTTAAATACTTGTGCTTTACCACCTCTTTGTCCTGTTAATCTAAGGTATACTTTTTTCCAAAATGTATTTTTATTTTTCCTTCTTTTTTTACGACCACCTCCACCTCCATCATCTTCATAATCACCTCTCCATTCTATTTGTGCGGATAATCCACCAGCAACGGCAACTACAAAATCTTGTTCAGGATCCGATTCTATTATTGATTTAGCGACGTACATATTAAGATCTATTCCACCCATACAATATCTCCATTTTGCATAAACATTTTCGTATTCAATTTCTAAATCTTCAACAGAGACATTATTCCCAATTAGTTTAGTGGCATATGCCGCAGCCTTATTATCTCTACCCCCATAAAACTGTCTTGCGGTTAATTTAGGGTACTTATTATGTGCAGCAACATAAAGTGGAGCATTTGCGTACGCAGTTGCAAAATCCATAGGTTGTCCTGCTAAATCAACACTAATTTGATCGTTCCACCCTGGACCTCTATTTGCATCAACTACTTTAAGTATTGTAACAACATTTTCGGCATTACTTAAATCTGTTTCGTCTATAAGTTCCTTTATTCTTTTTTCAATAATATTTGCTCTTGCTGTTGCGAGTTGTTTATTGTTTTGTTCGCTATATTTATCAGACTTATACATTGTTCTAACTTTACTTGTTGACGAATAAACTCTAATATTTATTGTTTTTAATTCCGCTCCTTCATCTTCTGCTATTGCGGAATTATAAACTTGTAACGCCTCATCAACCATAGATTTTAAACCGTTTTCACCTTCTTGTCCTAATTGATCTCCGTCATCAGGAAACATATTCATTGCTAATTCGTTTCTTTTGTTTTGATCTAAATTTTCTTGTGGATATGTAAAAGTTTTTACCGCTAGTTGCCTACCTAAACTTTTTTCTTTTACTTTTGCGTCTTTATATTGTGCAACAATTTCTACATTTGATTCTGTTATCTCAATAGCTTTCGCCTTTAAAATCATACCTTCTAAAGTTGGCTTAACTCCTCTAAAAAACCCATCTAAAAAATTTTTATCATTCAATTTTTCTGCAGCACTAACGTTTAATTGTGCAATTATTTGAGTTTTAGAGTTTTCGTCACTCTCAATGCTAACGTTACCTGATTCCTTTGCCGATGAAATAATATCAAAAGACGTTAAATTAGATAAAATACTATTCAAATCAACAGTTTCGCCGTCTATTTGAGTTAATGTTCCATCCACTTTAATGCCGTTTATTAAATTGGTTAATTCGTCATACACCTCTTTTGAAAATTCTGTGGATGGAAATACCCCTTTTCTTTTGAATTCTTTATATTCTTTATTAATTCTATCAAGTTGTTTGAGAATATTTTGAGCGGATGTTTTTAAATTAGAATCTTTAGTTATATTTACAAAATTTTCCAACTTTTTTCTACGTCCTCCTGTTGAATTTGGGTTGGTCATTGATAATATATTGTTTGCAAAAGAAACATAATCTTTTTCATTGCTTTCTCCTCCTGACGAAAATGCTTTTGACCCTGCCCAAGATTTCAATGATTCTCTTGTTTTTGTGTCTGGATGATCTTGAAACCACTCTAACATTGCATTGTAGATTGGAGATCTTGAAAATGCAAAAGTACTATCTTGTTCTCTTATAAATTGTATTAATTTTTTTATATCCGCATTTTCCCATTTTTTTGTTCCACCTTCAGACCAATCTGTGAATTTTTTTTCATTTTGTTCTTTCAATAAAGATACATTTTTTTGTTCTGAAATAATTTTACCAGGTTTATAATCAAAATAAAACCTCATTTTATTTATTTCTTCTAATAGTTTTTTTTCCATCATATTTTTTTTAATAAATACTTGTAAATAAAAAAAATCCATCTTTTGATGATGGATTTACTTACACTATGATTGGTTATAAACTATTTTAGTTCTTTTAGTTTATCTCTAATTATTATTGATTTTTCAAAATCTTGATTTTTTATACTTTCCTCAAGTTCTAAATTAAGTTTATCAATTTTATTTTTGTTTTTTTCTAAATTTTTAATTTTGTCTCTTAATTCTACAGCCTCCTCAAAATTTTGTTCGTCGACCGCAATATTTAATTTTTGTTTCAATAAAGACAATTCATCTTGTTTATTAAGCCCCCCACGTTTATTTGTGATGTAAGTGAATGAAATATTACCATCTTCGGATTTATAGTTTTTTCTTTCCCAGTTATCACCATTTAAAAATGGATCTGACGACCATAGATCGTTAAATAATTTTTCAAAATTTCTACTAAACATAATTTTATTTTTTTTATAAGTTTATTTTGGTATGATTTTACACCAATTAAATGCCAAATAAATAAAGTATGACAAAATGTCAGTTTTTATGACATTATTACAAAAACATAAAAAATATTGATTATTAGATTAGTTATAATTAAATTTTAACTAAATAAATTATTAAAAAAAATAAGATGATTGAATCATACGACGACATGGAAAAATCTAAAAATAAAAATACTGAAACAAAAACTAAAACACCTGTTTTAGATAACTTTTCAAGAGACCTAATTAAATTAGCTGAAGAAGGAAAATTAGATCCTGTTGTCGGTAGAGAAAATGAAATTAATAGAATCGCTCAAATTCTTTCAAGAAGAAAAAAAAATAACCCAATAATACTTGGGGAACCTGGTTGTGGTAAAACAGCAATTGTTGAGGGGTTAGCCAAAAAAATATTTGAGGGAGATTGTCCACAAAACCTTTCAGGAAAAAGAATTGTTTCGTTAGACATGACTTCAATAGTTGCAGGAACAAAATATAGAGGTCAATTTGAAGAACGTATGAAGGTTATTATTGAAGAACTTTACGCAAATCCAGATATTATTGTTTTTATTGATGAGATACATACAATGATTGGTGCGGGTAACTCTTCAGGGTCTATGGACGCATCAAATATTTTTAAACCAGCACTATCAAGAGGAGAACTACAATGTATCGGAGCAACAACATTAGAAGAATATAGAAAAAATATAGAGAAAGACGGAGCATTAGAAAGAAGATTTCAAAAAGTAATGGTTGACCCATCCACAAAAGAAGAAACGTTACAAATATTAAAAAACGTAAAAGAAAGATATGAAGACCATCATAAAGTAACGTATAGTGATGATATTTTAAAATTGTGTGTTGAGTTGGCGGATAGATATATTACCGATAGGGAATTTCCTGATAAGGCGTTTGATATTATTGATGAGGTCGGAGCTAGATCACAAGTTGAAATTAAACTACCTGAAATTATTGAGGATCTAAAAAGACAAGCTCAAGAAATAAAAGAAGAAAAAGTAAAAGTAATTAATAGTCAAAGATACGAAGAAGCGGCAAATCTCAGAGACAAAGAAAGAAAAGTACTTTCTGATTTAGAAAAAGAAAAGGCTGAATTTGAAAAAAATAGAAATTTATTCAAAAGAGAAGTGACAGAAGATGTTGTTTATGACGTGGCATCATTAATGACAAAAATACCAATTTCAAAAATTTCTACGGATGAAACACAACAACTAAAAACACTAAAAGATACACTATCCACAAAAGTTATAGGTCAAGATGATGCGGTATCTAAAATTTCAAGGTCAATTCAAAGAAACAAGGTTGGTTTAAATGATCCAAAAAGACCAATATTTAGTGGATTACTTATTGGTAACTCAGGTGTCGGTAAAACTGAATTAGCGAAGCAATTAGCTAAACACATGTTTAACACTGAAGATGCTCTTATTAGGTTAGATATGAGTGAATTTTCAGATAAAATTGCCACATCTAAATTAACAGGCACTTCACCTGGTTATGTTGGTTATGAAGACGGGTCTCCATTTTTAAATAAAATTAAAAATAAACCATATTCTGTTATTTTATTAGATGAAATAGAAAAGGCTCACCCTGAAATATTTAACGTATTTTTACAAATGTTAGATGAAGGGTTTTTAACCGACAGTCATGGAAGAAAAATTAATTTTAAAAATTGTATTATACTAATGACATCTAACGTAGGGACAAAAGTTGTTCAGGATTTTGGTACTGGTGTAGGGTTTTCAACAACTTCTAAAACTGAAAAAAAAGAAGAAGAAATAAAATCCGTATTAGAAAAAGAATTATTTAAAAAGTTTGCACCTGAGTTCATAAACAGATTTGATGAAATAATCTATTTTAAAGATTTAAATGAAACCGATTTACTAAAAATAGTTGAGTTGGAATTAGAAAAAGTCTATGGTAGAGTCACATCTATCGATTTTGAACTTGAAGTTGAAGAGTCTTTAAAAAAACATATAATATCTATTGGTACCGACACTAGATTTGGCGCAAGAATCCTCAAAAGAACCATTCAAAAATGGGTTGATGATGCGGTAACTGATAAAATTATTTCAGATAATCCTGAAAAAGGGTCTAAGTTTATTTTATCTTATGATGAAAAAGATAAAAAAACTGAGGTAAAAATAAAAAAACCAACAAAACGTAAGAAATAATTTTGTATAATGGAAAAGTTTTTGTAAGTTTGTATTATAACACATTAAAACAAATATTATGAAAACTTTAACTCTTATATCATTTTTACTTTTAGTAACAACTTTTTTTTCTCAGGGATCTTATAATTTAACTGACGAAGAATTTCATTATGAATACACCATAAAACCATTAGTCAAATTTTATGAAAGTATAGATTTTGATAGTATTAATACAGAAACTATTAAAAATATTAATAAATATAGAAAAGAAAATAATTTACCTTATTTAAGTATTGATACGTCTTTAACAAATTACGCTAAAAATTATTCTGATTATTTGGTGTCAACAAACCAATTTAAACATTCAGATATAAGTAAGTATGGGGTTCGTGGAGAAAATTTACATAAAACATTTACAAGTAGTAATGCGTGGGTAGGTGGGAAACAACTAATTTTAACAATACCTACTAAAATAGTATTTTGTTGGACTCAATCTGAAGGACATAATGAACAAATGTTAAGATCAGACATAACTAAAATAGGTCTTTATGTTGCAACAAAGTATACAGGAGAAAGATTTAAAATGATTTGTGTGATGGCGGTAAAATAAAAAAAGGGAGTTAAATCTCCCTTTTTTTATTACCATTTAGGACAACCTAAAGTATTATATTTTGGTGTTCTAGATCCACCCCTTCTTCTTCTTCTTCCTTTTTTTCTTTTTGGTCTTCCTGGTGGAGGATCTGGCCAATCAATCTCAAATCTTTTCCATGCTATTGCTGAACTAAAATTATCTTGGTACTCAGCAACATATATTGTCTCAGTGTCGGCCGTCAATGCGGTTTCTTTTATTGTCTTTTCAACAGAAACCTCAATCATAAATGCGGAGTGTCTAAAACGACTATAAACACTTTCATATTCTTTAGCGATATTAGCATCGTATTGTGGATTACGTTTTATATCCCATTTTCCCGTTTTTTTATTAAAAAATGAATCACCAATAGTAGACGATTTTTTTGGCCCATAGAATTGTTGTGGTGTTATTCTTTTATTTTTTCGATACGCTTCTTGATATAGAGGTCCGTAATCTTGTATTGTCACTTCTCTTCCGTCTAAAAAATTACCTCCCATTTTTTCCCATTCAGGTCCAATATTAGGGTTTGTTGTTGGTGCCAATTTAGTCACAGCATCATATCCTTTAATACCTTCTAAATTATTAGAAAATTGATTCCAAACACCTTCACCAAAACTAAGTATATTATTTGCTCTATCCTTTGCTAGTTGAACATTATTCGCCCTATCAAAAAATCCCGCCTTATATGAGGTTCTAACACAACTTGTAGACGAATATGCATTTATACCAACAAATGTGATTTTATATTCTACAAGGTTTTGTGTTTCTTGTTTATCTTTTAATATCTGAGCAACCATATTTTTTACTTCATTTCTTATGGATGTTGCAGCCTCTGACCCTACTTTTATACTGTCATCTGCCATCATATTTTTTGATAATTTATTTCTTTGTTCATCATCTAAATCTTCAGGTGGATACTGCCATTCAAAAGTATCATAATCAACAGTAGTTGTTGGGGGGTCATTTTTTTTAGGTTGTTGAAATGAAGAAGATCTAATCTTTTCTGCCCCTGGTTTAACATACAAAGTATCTGCTTTTTTAATTACCCCTTCAATGGTTGGTGTTTTTAGTCTTAGTTTCTTTTTTAGTCTATACGCCATTTCTTTATTAACTTTAACAGTAAGACCTTGTAATATTCTTTTTAGTTCGTCATAATTGGTAGTCGTGTTTCCTTCAGCATCTGTATTTGTGGTTAAGAGACTAAATTGGCCAGTTCCGTAAGATTTGTAATTAGAAGATAAATTAGTAATTTCTTTTTTAATTTTTGCGTCTGTTTGTTTATCTATTGAATCTAAAAAAATAGAAATAGTATCAAGATAATTGGATTTAGCCTTTAAAGTTATTTTTTGGTCGTGAAATGATTTAATTAATTTATATAAATTTTCTAATTGAACTCTTTTTGGGTCACCCTCCGTCATTGGGGTGTAGGTAGATTCTATTTTCTTTAATAGGGTTTCTTGTTTTACTATATTACTATCGTAGTATTTATCTTTAGTGTCTTGTTCACCTAGTAAAGTTAATAATGAAATTCTTGTGCTTGTATTTTTTTGATGATTTGACCACCACACCAGCATTGGTTCCCATATTTCAAAACTATCTAAAACCCCCTTATACTTCTCCCTAACTTTTTCAACTAAATCGTTTACTGTAAGTTTGGTATAATCTATAGGTGTTTCGTTATCTTCATTTATTAGTATATGGTTTTTAATATTTTTAGACTCGACTAAACTTTTTTTATTCCATTCTTTTATTATGGCATCTTTATGTAAATTTAAAATATCATGTCCGTATGGTTTATTTGTGTTTTCCAGTAAACCTGTTTTTAAATCCCTGTTATGTCTCAATAGTTGTTTAAATCTTTCTATTTCAGATTCTAATAAATTATTTTTCATATAATTTTGTTTTTATTAATAAATATACTATCTTTATAAAAAAATTTAAATGAACATAGACAAATTCAAAGAGTTACTATCAATCCCTTCTAAAACATATCAAGAAGAAGATATGGTAGAATATCTTTGTAATGAACTTGACACAATTCCAGGCGTCTCCTACTACCGAGATGATATGATGAATATATATGTAACTAAAGGTGAATTAAACGAAGGCGAATATTACCCAATGTTTATTGCACACACGGACACCGTTCATCATAAGGTAGATAAAATCATCGTAAAAGAAGAAAACCTCATCAGACCAAATACTTTTGGTAAATCATTTAATAATGATGAGGTTTCGTGTTTGAAAGCATATACCGAAGATGGTAATCCAACAGGTATTGGGGGTGATGATAAATGTGGTATTTTTATTTGTTTGGAGTTATTAAAGACTTTAGATAAAGTAAAAATTGGTCTTTTTGTATCAGAAGAAACGGGGTGTCATGGATCTTCAAAATGTGATGAAAACTTTTTACAAGATGTTGGATACATTACACAATATGATGCTCCAGGAAATCATTTAATATCCGAGATTTGCTCGGGAGTTCGTTTATTTGAACGTGATAGTGAATTTTTTATTAAATCAATTGACGCTATTGAAAGTGCGTTTGGAAATGAAATGTTTGTTCAATCACACCCTTATACTGACATATCACAATTAAAAAAGAAAATTGATGTTTGTTGTATAAATATGTCTTGTGGTTATTACAATATGCACTCAAACCAAGAATTTGTATCAATAGAAGATGTTGAAAATGCGATTACTGCTGGATTAAATATGGTTAAAGAATTGGGTCTAAAAAAATATAAATACGAATATAAACCAATTGTATATACACCACAAACTGTTATGAACTCGTTATTACAATTTCAAGATGATGAAGAAATTGAAGATTACCCTGTTCATCAATTAGAAAGTATTGATGTTATTGAAGAAAAAGATGGTATTACAATATCAGATATTTTTGATGGTAATAATCTTTTTATAAATGATGATGATTTGGTATATCTTTATGAAATATTAAAGGAACGTCTTATTTCTAAGTATTGAAAATTTATCAAGATGCTCCATCATGTTAAATAACTTTTCATTATAAATCATACTAATTAAACTATCAATATCAGTTTTTCCTACCTTAACTTGCCATTTAAATGGTTCTTTAATTTTATAGGTGATTAAACTATTAGTTGGTTCAATATTATCAATTCTTATTTCGTATTTTTTGTCTTTTGTTTTGATCCAAGTATTAACACCACCAAGTTCCATTACTTTATCAATAACTTCTAAATATTTTTCATCATAATCTTCAGGATTATTTTGAATATCTTCTAATTTTCTTTCAAGAACTTCCGTAACTTTATTATTCCAAGTAGATTCAAATCTATTGGTATCCCAAAATTCATATTGCATTTCATAATACGCAGGTAAATGTCTAACACCTTCTTTTTTAATTGAATCAAATAATAAATCTAAAAGTTTATCTTCGTCAGTTCCAAAACGAGCATATAACATCATACAAGATCCCCAATCCATTTCATATTTCCAAAAACAAGTTTTTTTACTATATCTTTCAACACCAACATTTTTTAAACAATCACAATACGTGTCTTTAATTCCTTTTGGTATTTCATCTACAACTGCTTGGTAATTAGCGTCCGTGTATGCCTCTACTATATTATCACCAATATTTATTGTATCTAAAAAATCTCTTACTTCAATATTTAATTCTGAATCAAATTCCTTTTTTCCTTCTAAAACTTTTGATAGTTTTGTGTATAATCTTGGTGAAATAGTTTTTGTTATATCTCTAATTAATTCTAAATGATTTGTTCTAAGACGTTCAGTAACATACCCTTCTTTCCAATCTTCACTATCTCTTTCATAAAAGTCATCATACCAATCCCAGTTACCATAATACATTGATTCATAATAAGCAGCATCGTATTCACCATCAGTATTATCTTCACCGTAATCTTCAGGAAAAAAGAATTGTAAATAATCTTTTAGTCCGTCAAAAGTAAAAACTATACCATCGTGAGTAACATCAATAATGTCGTCAAAACTTTTACCATCAGATGTTTCAAAAGTAACTCTATATGGGCTAATTCTATTTTTTGCTAAATGCATGATGTTTTTATAATCAGACCAGTCGTCAGGATCTTCATCGTCGTTTTCGAAAATAAACTTTTTTTTCAACATATTTATATAAATATATTGGATAATAGAAACAAATATATTATCTTTGTATAAGTTCTTTGAAAATATGGGTCCGTTTTTGGTTTTGACAGGT